TAAAACAGCGATGGAGATCGACCAGCGATGGTTGGTTGAACTAGCAGCAGATCGACAACAGTTTATCGACCAAGGACAGAGTGTTAACCTATTCTTCCGACCCGATACGACGATTGCCTATCTACACGCAGTTCACTTCATGGCGTGGAAGATGGGTCTGAAAAGCCTGTACTACCTGCGTAGCGATAAGGTTCGTAAAGCAGACAAGGTAGGCGCTCAGATCGAACGACAGCGTATTGAAGAGACTATCGACATGACCGCTATTGCCAATGGGGAAACCTGTTTGGCATGTGAGGGTTAAACTGCCATATTGTAGGGTAAATATCTAGCTAAATCCGGTGCTAAAAACACCGCCTAGGTACTACCCTACCTACCACCACCGAGGATTCCGAATGAAGATATTGAAGTTTTATGCTGATTGGTGCAACCCCTGCAAAGCCCTGAGTGCTGTTATGGCTAAGGTGGAGCATGATGTACCTATCGTTGAGATTAACGTGGACACAGATAGGGAGACAGCAGCCTTCTATGGCATCCGCACTATCCCCACCATGTTGTTGATTGATGAGAATGAGAACATTGTTAACCGCAAAGGTGGTACAATGAATGAAGATGGATTCCGAGCATTTTTAAAGGGCTAACATGAAACCGCAACTAACAGAAGAACGAAACACATTCAAGCCATTCAAGTACCCGTGGGCGTATGACGCTTGGTTACAGCATGAGCAGAGCCATTGGCTACATACAGAAGTACCGATGGGTGAGGATTTAAAAGATTACCAGAAGAAGCTCAGTAAGCAGGAGAAGGACTTCCTAACCAAAATCCTACGCTTCTTTGTGCAGGGTGACCTAGACATTGGTGACGGTTATTACACACATTACCTTCCAGTGTTTAAACAGCCAGAAGTGCGTATGATGATGTCAGGTTTTGCTGGTCGTGAGGCGTTACACGTAGCTGCCTATGCCCACCTGATCGAGACACTTGGTTTGCCTGAGAGTACGTACAACGAGTTCATGCAGTATGGTGAGATGGTGGAGAAACATGAGTACTACCAGAACCTAAACGATGCACCTGTTGCGGAGAAGATCGCGACAATCAGCGCATTCGGCGAGGGTATGCAACTGTTTAGCTCGTTTGTTATGTTGCTGAACTTCGCTCGTAACGGTAAGCTTAAAGGGTTGGGTCAGATCATCGCATGGTCAATCGTGGATGAGACACAACACGCTGAGGGTATGATTAAGGTGTACCGTGAGTGGGTTAAACAGAACCCTGATGAGTCCACCAGCGACCGTATCAAAGAGATCGCGCAGGAGATGGTAGCCTTGGAAGACAAGTTCATCGACCTTGCCTTCGGTATGTTTGATGTTGAGGGTTTACGAGCAGAGGAGGTTAAACAGTACATTCGTTACATTGCTGATCGTCGTTTGATTAGCATGGGAATGAAAGGTGTCTTTAAGGTGAAGAAGAATCCCCTGCCTTGGGTGGATGGGATGCTTGGTGTTAGCCATACCAACTTCTTTGAACAACGTGTAACAGACTATTCCAAAGGAGCCACTAAGGGCACTTGGGATGATGTATGGGGGAAAGCAGCTTAAATGGTAACAAAAAAACGAGCAGTAGAACCAGAACAAAAGCAAAACAGCTTGAAGATGCGTCTGGATGATATGATTACAATCCAGCCCAAAACAGAGAAACAGAAAGAGTTCTTTGACGCCTACCAACAGGGTCATTACTTCTGCGCTCTGTCTGGGGTGGCTGGTACGGGTAAGACCTACATTGCCTTCTACAAGGCGCTAGAAGAGGTCATGGACAAGTCTAACCCGTATCAACGGCTGGTAATCATTCGTAGTAGCGTACAGAGCCGCGAGATGGGACACTTGCCGGGCGATGCAGAAGAGAAGATGAACCAGTTTACAGAGCCGTATAAACAGATTGCGGCTGAACTGTTCAAACGCAAAGACGCATGGGATCGGTTAGTCGAACAAGGGTATGTGGAGTTTCTGTCTACCTCGTTTATTCGGGGAACTACGTTTAACAATGCAATTGTCATTCTTGATGAGAGTCAAAACTGTACAATGCACGAGTTAGACACAATCATTACTCGTATCGGTCATACGTCTAAGTTCTTCCTGTGTGGTGACTACCGACAGGTTGACCTGACTAAGAAGAACGATAAGAGTGGTTTGTTAGAGTTCTTGACCATCCTACGGGCAATGAAAGAGTTCACTGAGATTGAGTTCTCGGTTGCCGACATTGTTCGTAGTAGTCTGGTTAAGAATTACATCATTGCAAGAATTAAACATGATGATAGTAAATATGAGCTTACACATTAACATGCGACTTGGTATCGGTTTCGACATCGAGCATAACGATAACATCTGCCACGTAGTCGGTGATGAAGAGGGACGGTTTATTGCCGCCTATGAGGGGTTGTTAATCAAAATCCCATTCTTCTCCATCTACATTGGTGAGTTCTCTGAACTAGATGATGAAGTCTTAGAAATCCAAGACTAAAAAAAAGCCCCGAAGCATTTCTGCCTAGGGGCTTTTTTGTTTATTGACGTTGGACGCCTACATCGCGTATCACACCACCTCGGACAGCGGCTCCGCTAACATTTCTGATAGCAGTTTGTGCAGTTCCGAGTTCATCAAGAACTTTCTCACCTTTCGGTACGATAGATAAGAACGAAGCTCGCATATCAGGACTCATACGTTGTACCATCAACTCGACAACAATGTTCATCCGATCCTTTGGTAGGTTATCAATGAACGTTGCCAACTTCTGGGGATTCAACATCAGGTCAGCAATCTTGGCGTCAAATTCCTTTTGGGAACCATGCTGCATCCAACCAATGATTGTTTTGGTTAATGTCAGACCTTTATCTAAGAGCGCGGGTAAATTCCTAGATTCTGGTTGTACACCTTCACTTGCCTTACCATAAGAAGCTGATAACGCTGCTCGTTCCTTACGGCTAACATCAGAGGCTACACTCTTTAGGATGTTAACCTGACGGGGAGTGGCGAAGTCTTCTAATTTGTCGTAACTACGTCCAGTGATATCTTTGATAGTGTCGGTAACGTTATTAACCGCCTGAACGAACGTACCAGCCTTTTGAGCACCACTTGCACTATCTACCCCTAGCTTACCCAACAAATCGCGTCCTAGCTTCATCTGGTCGATTTGAGTGCTACGTTCAGAATACTCAGAGAGGTATTTACCCCACAAGTTCCCACCCGATGCTTTCTCAATCGACTTGTCCAGAATATCACGCACCTTCTTTTCGACTGCGGGAGCGTCTGTTACCTTCTGACCAGCCAGCGCTTTTTGGATATCTTGGTTAATTAGCTTGCGTACCTTGTACAGAACGTCACTGTTAATGATGCCTGTTTCAGGGTCAACAGCATCCATCAATTTACGCTGCGTACTGTTTAGAACTGAGATGAGCGTATCGTCCACCTTAGTCATTGGATCAGCCAATTCTTTCTCGATGTTCTTAACGATACTATCAATCTCCAATGGGTAAAAACCCTCATCCTTAATAGCCTGAGCCTGCATCCTTTTAACATCAGCCTCAGCCTTCAACAAACCAGCTTTGTCGCCTGCTTGTTGTGCAGCAGCTCTCTTCTCAAACGCCTGTGTCCCTGCTGTTAACCAGCCGGGCTTTCCTGCTTGGAATTCAACATCCTTAGCAGCAGCACCTTCTAGCTCAGAGGCTTGTTTAGCTAACTGACCTTCGGCGGCTGCATCAGCACGTACAGCAGCTTGTTCTGCGGGGACAACCTGTGTGCGGAACTTATCTGCATCTGCCAGAGCTTGTTCACGCATAGCGCCTGTTCGTACATCACGCATTTGTTCAGCAACAGGGATATCCTCTGCCTTACCAAACGCACCTTCCATCTGCGTCTGAATCGCCTGCTGGTTTTCCAAGTCACGCACCCGAGCCACACTAGGAGTAGCAGCTAACGCACGTTCCTGTTCCCGCATCAACTCAATAGCTTTTGGCTGGTCTGCCAGAGCTTCCGCTGCTGATTGCTGATAACCTTCTGTGGATGGTTTGGCTGCTCGTAACTCAGAGCTAATTTCCTCACGAGCTTCAACAGGAATCTTATCACCTAAGTGTTTCTGCAAGGCACGTAGTTTACCAGCAGGATTGATAGGCAGGCGTCGAATGATCTCCCATACCTGTTGAGCAGCCTCAGCCGTAGCAGGAATACCAGCACCAAAAGCAGCACCCAAGGCTGCGTTGACTAAGCGATCTCCTGTCCCGTCATCACCCTCTGTCTGTGTAGGTGCAATAAAACCTTGAATAGCACCAGCACCAGCCCCTGAGCCTATCTTAGAAATTAAAGAACCGCCTTGACCGACAACGCCTAGTTTGTTAACAGGACTGACGATAGCGCCACCCAACTGATAAGGGTCAAAACCTTCGCTACCTACACGGGCACGAGCTTCCTGAGTAGCGCCCTCATAACCCCTAACCAATTGATTAGCGCCTTGCTTAACGGTATCTCCAAACAAACCAGTGTTCGCCACAAGTTGGTTAATACCCAACAGAGGATCAACCACAGCACCTTTGACCACACGAGCGATTGGGCTACCTAAACCAAACATCTGCTCGACAATGCCGGGGGCTTCTGCTTTCGGTGCTTCCTTACCAGCTAACCGAGCCGTTTCAGCAGCACTTTCATCAGGAGCTTGTTTTTCAACAGAACCGCCTTCTTTCTTCATCAGGTGTGTAATGACATCTGATGCTTTAGCGCCAGCTTTGGTAGCCCCTTCTAGGTTAAAGCCGTGTTTCTTGGCTAGGTATTCAGCGATTTGTTCATCACTTGCACCAGCCTTTTTAGCTCCTTCAATATCAAATGCCATTATATATTCCTTTATTTATCCCACTGTGACATGTCTAAGTCAGCACCCTTACCCTTGGCATACTCAGCGTAGCCACGAGCGCCAATCTTAGCTTGGTTCATCTTCTTAATTTCTTGCTGCCATGCTTTGATATCTTGCAAAGCTTGTTTCACACCGACGTTAGACCACTTCTCCAAACTACCAATGATCTGTTGATATGCGCGTTGAGCGTCACCTTCTGTTTGGACGCCTTTAGCAGCCATTAAGATCAGGTTAGCCTGCTGTCGGAATTCACGGTCAATCTGAGCAGCTAACAAAGTCTTCTCACTTGGTTTACCGAAAGAGTCAAAGTAAGCAGAAACTCGACCACCGACACCGAAGTTAACTTTATCGTTTTCCAAGACATCAATATACTTGTCCAGCTTCTTATCGCTCGAATCAATCAAAGAGATGTTACCGACATACTCAGCAACGTCCTTCGGCATCTGAGCCAACTTAGCGTCAGCGCGAATCTTAGCGGCTTCAATCTTGGCTGCATCTGCTGCCTTTTGTGTCTCAGTACGTGTGATAGCTGCCAACACTTTGTTAGGGTCACCATACTTACGCATGACCTTCATGTAATCGTCGTTAGAAGCGTTCTCTGGGAGTGCCTGTAACTGAGTACGCAATTTGTTGTCATTCATCACAGCCTCAGCCTCAGCCTTCAACTTAGCTAACACCATAGGTGCTTGTGCTTGTTGTTGTTGGAGGTTAAAACGAGCAGCTTTAATACGACCTTGCAGCTCTTGTTTTTCCAGTGGGGCTAAGTCTTTACGCTCTGCCAACTCCTGTTCCATCTTATCGACGACAGCTTGCTTCTCTTGAATTTCATAAGGCAACAATTGCTGTGAGCGAGACGTACTTGCCAAAACAGAATCAGTCTGAGCTTTAACAGAGGCGACATTAGCTGTCTTATAGTCAACATCCAAACCAGACAATGTAATCTTATCTGCTGCTGTTTTCTCTTCAACATCTGCTGATGTCTCTGCTGAACGAGCCTGTGCCGTAGCAGTGCGTTGGGTGATAGAAGTGTTCTTCAATGCGTTAGCCTTATCCAAAGCCTGCATTGCCTCATTACCATAACCAGCAGCACCTAACTGCTTACTCAACTCAAACATCTGCTCTGATGGCTCGCCACCCTGAGCTTGAATGTTTTTAAACATACTGCTAATGGCTGCGGCTTTCTCTTCGCCGGGCAAAACACCGCCTAGCATCCGAGCACCAACACCGCCAATACGAGCACCAGCGTTACTCATCATGCTAACACCGCGATTCAACAAACTCTGTTGACCCAGCGCTTCTGGCGAAACCATCTGCTGTTGGAGATACTGTTGTTGACGTTGCTCAGGCGATATGTTGCTGAACAAGCCCATCATTTCATTTGCCATTGTTCTTCCTTACTTGATTGGTTTGCCTGTCTGAGGATCAAACTTATAGCCACCATAAGATGACGCTGCGCTACCTAACATACCAGCCATTCCAAGACCACTTGCCAAGTTAGCGTTAGCAGCCGCTTGTCCACCTGCCATCAATTGGTTAGCTTGTACAGCACCGGCTGTTGCTTGACGGTTGCCAATATCAGCACCTAACGTGAGCGGTTTCAAAGCTGCTTCTTCAATACCCATACCCGTAGACAACAAACCAGTACCACGAGAAATTGCTTTATCGATTTGAGCCTGACCATATTCCTGAGCGGATGCTGCCATCTGTTGGTCAGCCATCGCACGAGCCAACTGCTGCTGATACTGTTGTGGGTTAACATACCCTGTACCAGCGCCTGCTCCCATCGCTTCACCGCTAAGACCCAAGCCGATGCGACCTTGGTTTAGTTGTTGTTGACGCAGGGCAATATCCTCAGCGCCACGTGAGCCTTGCACCAAGCTCATCTGTCGGTTCATGTAGTCCTGTGCCGCTACCTGTGGGTCAGCACTAATCTGCCCCATAAAGTCACCAGCGCCTTGATACAAGCTGTTTTGGAACGCTTGCATGACAGGACTCATGTTGTAACCCGCTTGGTTTTTATCCTTATCGAAATAGCTAGTCCCGTAACCAGTGGTGACAGCCCAAGGTTTAAACTCAGAGGCTGCTGCGGCTTGTTGCGCGGCTTCTTGGTTAGCTGCTGCTGAGTCTTTCATTGCGTTGCTGGTAATCAAGGCTGATGCCACGTTACCCGCTAAATCCCAAAATGACATAATATTTCCTTATCTTTTCAGCTTGTTAAGAGCGTAATTCAAACCAACCCCGAATAGAACCGCCAGTTACTTTGTAGGTGCTGCCTGCTGGTACTATAAAAGAAAGAGGGTAATCAATAGTTGCTGCTACACCGCCGCCGCCATAAGTTCTCAGAGAAAAGAAAGAAACACCGTCTACCACAATTGATATTGGAGTTCCATCATACGTGTAGTAGACACCCACTGATACTTGAATAGGTCTACCAGTGTTATTGGTATAATCTGTACTCAAAGCACGTGAGCTTGTCATATTTTGCCACGTTTGGTTTACACCTATTGGGTCTGAAATGGTGATAGCCGTTGTGGTGGCAGAAGTAACCTGCCCTTGCGCGTTAACAGTTACAACAGGTATTTCTGATGCGGAACCATAAGTAGCCGCTGTTACGCCTGTGTCTGCTAACTTAGCCGCTGTTACGGCATCGTCTTCAATCTGGGCTGTTGATACAGTAAGCGCAGCGTCATAAGAACTTACAGCAGAGGTGACAAAAGCTGTTGTAGCTAGTTGTTGATTGTTAGTGCCCGCAGTAGCCGTAGGAGCAGTAGGGGAACCAGTGAAAGCAGGAGAGCTAATATTAGCTTTACTGTTTACGGCTGTTTGAATAGAATCAAACTCATCATTTATCTCTGTACCCTTAACAATCTTGTTAGGATCGCCTGAGAGTAGGGCGTCTTTGGCTGCGAAGTCCGTAGCCTTTAAATAGTTAGCCATTAACTCATCCTTCCTGTTTTAACAAACATATCAATCTTTTGCACCGATAACTCGTTGCCGTTAACATCAGCTTCAAAACCAATTTGAATTGTGTTACCGCTGCCGCCAACACTACTCTTAATTGAGTCCAGAATAATACCAAACGAGAACTCACCAATACCGTATTCGCTTGAACCGTATTCAGCTACATCTCCTGTAACGATTGTGAAAGGGTAAGACCTAGGGGCTTCTGTGTAATCAAAGTTAGTTTTGATAACAAAAGACTGGTTACTGCCACCAATTACCGTTGCATTAATCTGTTTTAGAATTTTTAATGTTGTAGGCGCTCCCATATCTAAATAGTGAGAGAAGTAACGAAGTCTGTATTTAACACCGTTATCGCTATAACCGTAGTAGCGTCCGATCCCGTTTGTTTTACCTACGAGTAATTCCCGATCTCGACGCCGTAAGAAAGAACTTGCTTGATACGCATACCAGACAGTAACACGGCTTGAACCGTCTTCCAAAGGCTGCCGCATATCTAAACAATATACAGTCGAAGTCGAAGGGAATGACAGGAGGTAGAAAGCGTTGATCTCTGAATAGATTGATTTAACGCCTGAGAGGTTACCTTCGTTAACACGCTCCTGTAAAACATCTTTCAGTAAATCGTCACGTACATTCTTAGTTAGATCACGCATAGGCAAGGATTTCTCTTGCAGCAGACGACCAAGGCTACGAATACCTGTGTCAGACAAAAAGATTAAATCGTTACCAGTGCTCTGTAAACTATCACGGGCAGAGCAACCAACACCAGCAATGGTGTCGTGGAACATGAAGTCTCCTAGTGGGTTTTCAGCACCTTTGTAGATGACAATGTTCTTTTCACAGTAGATAATTAAAAAGCCGTTGTGAGAGGCAAGAGCTACAATATTGTCTACGTTATTAGGCAGCACGGCAGAGATATTTAATGATCCGCTTGTACCGCCATTAAAAGCTGGGAAAGCTACATCAGCAATATCAGTAGTCCAATAGATAGTAGAACCATCGTGAACCCAGAAACGACCATAAGCAGCCACAACATCGCTAGGGAAGTTAGTTCCATAAGATTGTGTTACTCCTGTGTAATCTGTGATTGTTTGTGTTACTGGCGATGAACCTTCGTTATACACAATTGGTTCATGCCCTGCCTGGACTATTAAAGCGTGATCGTATAGAGATGCGCCTTTCCAATTATTACCAGTAACAGTGTAGAGATTAGGTGTAATGTCAACCAACGCACCTCCATCCGCACCGTTCTTAAACAGTTTGTTATTACCACCTGACAAAGTTACAGAAGTATTGTCAGCGTTAATGTGCTCCACCATGAATTCAATGGAAGCACCAGCAAGTTGAGTAACACCATCCGCTGTACGCATCTGCCAGCCCTTACGTGAGCCTAGCCGACCATACTTATCAATAACAACGTTGTCAGTAAGCTGAGCGTAGTTAGATGATAAGGTGATGCCACTCTCTTGCGTGTTTAACCCGTAAAAGCCGGGCGAGACTACTGAGAGTGCTTGAAGTTGTTTCATACGCTATACCAAATTGTGTCCTCTGGGTGACGGGCTGCATCATAAGCAATCTCGTCTGAAATAGCTGATTGCGCTAACTGGTACGAGTTAATACTCTGCTGTCCTCCATCTTCGCCACGTTCCTCAATAGCCATCGCAGTAGCTAATAGAATTACAGGGCGGCTTGGAATATAAATAACATCAGAATCAGTAGTGAGTACCGAGTTCCGCAAACTTACGTTAAACAATAACTCATACGCGCCGTTAGGGATAGGGTATACATCCACCTGAGCGTCACCATCTGCTGTAACGCCGTTGAAGTTATAGAAAAGTGGTTGACCTGTTTGAGGAGTTGCTGTTAGAAACTCTGTATTAAACCAGTTAGCCGATTTAGGTTGCATTTGAATGTCATCTGTATTATTCCATACATCTAACACTTCAAAGTTATTCTGCGTCCCGTTTAATTCATAACTAAACACATTAGGAGTTGTGATTACCGCTAAGGTGGTTCGTAAGCTACTCCAATCCCAAGCGTTCTCAATCTGAGCTTTTGCTTCGTTTACAAAGTCTCCAATCAAACGAGCATAAGAGTTAGAATTACCTGATCCTTGTACGGTGGCTACCTCACTCTCTCGAAGTCTGCGTAATACTGCATTGACAAGTTCTAAGTATGTCATTTATTTCTTCCTTTGTTGCTATTATACCACAAAATTATGTTTTTGTCAAGTTTATTCACCATCAAAAGCGACTGTTTGTGGTTCTTTTCTTAGGTCAAACGTGACGATGCAGCTTTGAGTCGCACCTGCCTCTGGTTGGACAACAAAAGAATCACCCTGCTGCAATACAACCGACC